GTTCCAAGTTTTCGCTTTGGTAAGGAGCGCTCAAACCTGTATTTGGTCGAGGTAAACAAACTCAAGGATGACCTTAGCATGAAGATGGCGCTCAAGTGGGACCCCCAGCAGGATACAACCCAACCTGCCGGGTATATGAATTTCCCGCAGCCTGAGGATGGGAAATACACCTACAAAGATTACTTTTCTCACTTTGAAAGCGAGATCAGGTCAATAAAAACCAAACGAGATGGGGCCGGGGTGACCATTCGCTGGGAAAAGAAAAGCAGTAACGCTCAAAATCACTTTTGGGACGTGGCGGTATATCAAATTGCCCTTCGTGATATAGTGATGTACTGGGTTTTCAAGCAAGTTGGCAAAAAGAACTACACTTGGGCTGACTATGTGAAAGCGGTCACCAAAAGGTGAGGTTTTGCAAATTCCTTTTTAATTCGTTACGTTTGTCCTAACGTTTGTCCTAAGAAAATTTTGAAAACATGGGAGTAGATAGCAGCCGGATAGCTAACATTGTGGGGTACGAGCTCAAACCCGGGCAATTTTCCGGGGCCACCCCGAACCTGCCACAACGTATTGTGATCTTGGGTCAGCCCAACAGCGCAAACGAAGCGAGCATTACAGAGAACGAGGTTAAAGAATACAGTATTTTGCGGAATGTTGGAAACAGGTATGGTTTCGGTTCCCCGATCTACAATATGTTCAAACTTTTGCGGCCCATCAGCGGTACCGGGGTAGGAGGTATCCCGACCGTTATTATTCCGCAAAAGGCTGCTACCTCAGCGACCGCAAAGAAGCTCAACGTAGAGCCCACAGGGACAGCTAACGCAAACGCTGAACACACCCTTGTTATAGCCGGTAGGCGCAGGGTAGCCGGGGCCCGGTATTCCTTTGTTGTTGAGAGCGGAGATGGGCCTACCGATATCGCTCAGAAGATGGTCGATACGGTCAATAACGCTCTCGCAGCTCCGGTGACCGGAACTGTCGACACAACAGAAACCTCAACTGAAAGCCTGCTGGCTGAAAGTAAGTGGGCTGGCAAAGATGCTGATGAACTGACCATTGAGGTGGATACCAATGATAACCCCGCTGGGGTATCTTACTCGGTATCTGAAGTTGCCAGCGCAGCCGGTACCCCGGGTATCCAAGGGGCCCTCGACAAATTTGAAGAGTGGAATACGATCGTGGTCAACCCTTATGGCCCAGATGTTCACACCACCCTTGAGCTCAACAATGGGCTACCCTCCGAGCAAGGGGGCACCGGGCGGTATAGCCCCACGGTTTTCAAGCCTTTCGTGGCTTTGTTCGGTTTTACCGATACTACCGATAGCTTGGATTTCAGCACCCAAAAGGAAGAGGTAACAAAAGTTCTATGCCCGGCCCCGGGGTCCAAAAATTTCACCGGGGAGGTGGCAGCAGCTTACGCCCGGCTGCTGGCGACCCAAGCTCAGGATAACCCCCATATTGATATTCAAGGCCAGCGGGTGCCCGGTATTACCGTTGGGGATGGTATTGGAGATTTCGCTGACTACAACTTTAGGGACCGGGTGGTCAAAAAAGGGTATAGTACCGCTACCGTGACCGCTGGCAATTTTGAAGTTCAGGATTTTGTGACCACCTACCACAAAGAAGGGGAGGTACCGTTACAATTTAATCACGTTCGCAACTTGATCATTGACTGGAATATCCGGTACCGGTACATGCTGCTCGAGAAAACTCAGGTTCTCGGGAAAGCCATTGCAGCCGATAGCGATTTCGTGGATGTTGACAACGTGATCAAACCAAAGCAATGGCGGTCAGCCCTTTTTGATTTTGCTGACCAGCTCGGGGCCGATGGTTTGATAGCCGATGTAGATTTTATGAAAGGCAATATCAATGTGGAGATTGATGATACCAACCCCGACCGGCTGAACACCGATATTAAGTATAAGCGTACAGGCTTTACCCGGATACTCAGCACGGTTAGCAGCGCTGGCTTCAACCTTGGTTAAAAGTAAAAAAGCAGAAATATGGCAGTAGTAGCAGGAGATATTCAAGAAATCACGTTCAACCACCCTACCCTCGGGTCCGGGGTTTTGTATCCGAAATCGCAAGAGGAGGGTACCTACGACCCCGGAGGGCTCAGGACCTCCGATGACGATGCCGCTATAGACGGTGGCGGCAGGGCTGTAGATGCTTTGCAGCGTACCCGCTGGAGCTTTCAAGTGCCCATAACCCACGATATGAATGGTAAGCGGGAGCTCAACCTGCTCGCTCAGCTGGCGGCCAGCCCCGAGCCCGCTGTTTGGACCACCCAACACGCTAATGGGGATATACGCAAAGGCACCGGTAAACCGGTCGGGGATATTCAATCTAATGTTGGGTCGGCCCAGATTGACCTGAAGGTCAGCGGTGGCGGTAAGTTAGAAACCATAAACTAAAAAAGCGATGCCCGAAGAAACCTACCAAGAAGACTATCAACCCAAACTGACCCCCCAGCAAAAAGCTGAGCAGGATATAAAGCAATGGCTTGATGCCAAAAGGGTCAGTAACAGAAAGCGTGAAGAATACGCTGATCAAATTCAAACCCTTCAAAACGAGATTGAAGATGGTAACCTCAGGCTGGATGAGGAGGGCAATTTGATACAAACCCTGAAGTTCCCTTTCAAAAGTTTGACCGAGCTCAAATACAAACAAAGGCTGACCAAGGGGGATGTTCAGCCCTATATGAAGGGGGTAAACTCGCAAGATGGAGATGCCCGGGTACAGGGTTATATTTGCGCTCTGACCGATCAACCTCACGGTTTGATTGATCAGCTGGATACCGAGGATATGGAGATACCAAACTCGGTAGCGGTTTTTTTTATAGCGTAGAAGATTATTACAACAACCTTGTAAGCCTCACCGATCAGAATATTACGATACTGATCGTGAGCGTAGCAAATTTTTACGGATGGGGGCCCAACTTTCTCCGCAGCTTGTTTTTGGATGCTGAGGATGAGTTGGGCCTTGTGCTTTGGTACCGGGAGGTACAGGAAGATGAGAAAAAGCGGAAAGACGAAGAAAAAGGGATAAGTTAATGCCAGCTTTCACCGTGCCAACAAAATTCACCGCCCGGGATAAGGTTTCAGACACCCTGACCAAAATGAGCAGGAAAACCCGCAGTTTTTCTCAGAAAGCTGAGAAAGGTTTTGCCCGGGCTGAAAGGAGTGTAAGAAAGTTCGACCGGGCGACCGGCAGTGTTCGGGGTAACCTGACCAAAATGCAGGGGGCCTTTGCGGGGGTGATCGCTGCGATGGGTGGAGCTCAAATTGCCAGCACGGTGGAAGACCTCGCAGACCTCGAAAGTAAGATAAGTAACCTTTTTGATGTTGGGCGCAAAAAGGCCCAGAAATATGCTGACCAAGTTTCGGTTATTTCAGCAAACCACAAAGTTCAAAAAGATGAGGTTGTGACAGCTGCTAATGCTGTTACGAAGCAGCTCGGGGTAGGCTACGAGAAAGCCCTGAACAAAATTGAAAGCGGTTTTAAAAAGGGGGCCAATACCCAAGGGGAATTTATAAGCCAGCTCAAAGAATACCCGGCTCAGTTTCAGTCTTTGGGGTTGAGCGCTGATAAAGCTTTGGGGATCATAACCCAGACCCAGAAACGTGGGGTAATGAGCGATAAGGGGGTTGATGCCCTCAAAGAAGCTAACACCTCGCTTGGGGAGATGCCGAAAGCCACAAAAGAAGCTGTAAATAAGCTTTTCCAAAGCCAAGATGCTGCCGACAAGCTGCAAAAAAGGTTGAATACCGGGGAAACCACGATGTTTGAGGAGATACAGCGTATTTCCAAAGCGATGCAAGGTGCCGATAAGCAAACGAAAGGGATGGTACTGGCTGATGTTTTCCGGGGAGCTGGCGAGGATGCCAGAGGGTTTATTGAGGAGATCGGGAAACTCAACCCCTCTTTGCAAAAAGCTGAGGATGCCCGCAACAAAACCTCCAAAGGGTTTGACCGCATGCAGGCCCTTTTGGTCAAGGTCGGTAACACCTTGAAAAGAAGCTTGGTACCAGCTTTTAATGAAGCTTTTGTGGCTTTAAAGCCGGTCGGGGTTTGGATGAACAAAAACCGGGGGACCGTAAAAGCCCTAACTAAAGCCCTGTTGATCGGTGTTGCTGCTTTCCTGAGCTTGAAAGTAGCCCTCTTTGCTGTCAGCCTCGCAATGAAAACCGCTCGGGCCACGATGGTGGGGTTCAACGTGGTAATGGGAATAAGCAAAGGCTTGACCGGGGCCTCCGCTGTAGGCCTCCGCAGGTACCGTTCTGCTTTGATCGCTTACCGGGCTGCCGGGAAAGTTGCAACAGCGGTACAATACGCTTGGAACGCTGCTTTGAGCGCTAACCCGATCGGGCTCGTGGTGGCCGGGGTCGCAGCCCTTATAGCGGTCGTGGCGGTCGTGATCAAAAAGTGGAAAAGCTGGGGCGCTGCGATTTCGGTTTTTCTGGGGCCTTTGGGTTTGGTGATAAGCCTTTTCAAGGCTTTCAAGCGAAACTGGGATATGATCAAAAAAGCCTTTGAAACGAACGGTATTGTAGGAGGGCTCAAGGCTATCGGTTTGACTATCCTCGATGCCCTTTTGCAGCCGGTACAGAAGCTGCTCGAGCTTGCCGGTAAACTGCCCAGCTGGCTGGGGGGCAATGCAGCGAGCTCGGCAGCCAGCGGTATAGCTGACCTCAGGAAAAATATCCAAGGGATGGGTGAGGAGGTAGCCGGGATGGCCGACAAAGCTGAGAACGGTAACCTGAGAAAACCCGAGAAACCAGACCCGCAAGGGGCTCAAAATGCTTTCCAATCCAAGTTGGTCCGGGAAAATAGGGAAACTGTTGACCTAAATGTGAACGACCCCAATAACCGGACGGAGATAAAGCGTAACCGGGGCCCCCGGAAAAGTAATTTGGTGATCA